TAGTGTCCGGGTCTTTCCATACGTCCGCATATGACTTGTACGAGTCGTTCCAGCCTGCCTCCCAGCCCGTGAAGTTGTCCTGAAAGAACTTTGCGAACGTGGCTGCCAGCTTGCCGATGCCCGTAAGGTCGGGTCGGTCCCATATGTCATGGTAAGTCTTGTATGAATTCTCCCAGGCAGGCTTCCATCCGCGCCAGACTTCACCTGAGAACTTCCCGACCGTGGCCGCCAGTTTCTCCAGCCCTCCAATGTCCGGGTTTGTCCAGATGTCCGCATAAGACTCGTAAGCGCCTGTCCAGTTGTCTTCCATCGAGCCGAACGCCTTGCTTGCTTCTTCTCGCATACTGTCCCAATGCCCGATGATGATAGCTGCTCCAGTCGCTATACCCGCAATGAGCAAGAGCCACGGATTGGTGATTATGGAGATTCCGGTAGTTATGATGAAGCTAACGCTTTTCCATATGAGAGCGAAAGCCCCTAGAGCGGCACCCAAAGCTGCGAAAGTCATACCCAGTTTGACTATCGACTTGATAGTGGCCTGAGACTCCGGTGACAGTTGCGCGATGGACTTCGAGAGGTTTGAGACAAAATCTGCAAGTCCTTTTACTTCCGGAGCGAACAGCTTGCCAAACTCTTCACCTATGTCACCAAGAGCCGCTTTAAGTCGCTTGATATGAACATCGGTAGTATTGCTCAACTCTTGAGAAAAGTTCCCAAGTTTCCCTATGACGAGGTCGATGGCTTCTCCAGCCTTAAGTTGCTCGGTGGTCAATTCTCGAATGAAAGGGACAGCTTCTCCGAGTTCGCCCGTCATTCCAGCCGTCGTTTTGGCGAGGTTTCGCATCGCGGCCGTGGTGTCCATTCCCAAAACCTGATTCAACACGACAGCCGCTTTCGTGGCCTTGTCAATCTGGTTTCCTGCTATTCCCATAGAAAGACCCATTCCGGCAATGGCCTCTATCGTCTCGTTTCCAATTCCTGTCAAGTCTTGAAGTTCATTCGCGGTCTGTTTCAGTTGCTTCAAGAGTCGCTGGTCGGCTCCAGCAAATCTTGTGACCGCGATTTCAAGTTTCTTCGTGGCCGCTTCCTGGGTCGCAAAAGCCTGAGTTGCCTTGCCAATGGCATACGTCATGGTCGCAAACACTGCTGCGCCCGCAGCTCCCAGCTTTGCCATATTGTCAGTCAGGCTCTTCCATTGAGCCTGCATCTTCTTTATGCCCGATTCAAACTTAGATGTATTTAATGAAACCGTCGCTTCTAATGTTGGAAGTGCCATAGCGTCACCTCACAAAGAAAGAGAAAGCCCCTACTTCTTCGAGGCTTTCTCCATCTGCTTCTTTTCAAGTTCGATTCTCTTTTGTCTGTACGCCATCCAGTACGTCAGTTCCCGCTTGCTGATTGAAGCCAGTGTTCCTTGAACGTTCCATGTATGCCAGTAGTTAGCAGCGAGGTCGTAGAGGACATAGACAAAAGAAACGTCGTCTCCAGACTCGCCACCCATAATTTTCAGCGCACTATTGAAACGTCTCCTGGTCCACCTGCGAGAGTTTCATGATGTCCTCTGCCAGCTTCGAAAACGCACCGACAGGGAATCCCGAACCTATGAGAGTCTTTACCTTTTCCTCGAAGTTCTCGCCTTCGATTTCAAGGTCAACGCCCCAGAGAACTATCTGATACGTCCTCATCGTGTTGGTTTCTTTAAGTTTCTTCTGATACTCTGCATCATTCTCGTTCGGGATGTACTCCCAAGCCTGAGTCTGCCTGTTGAACCTCTTGATGGTCGGCACTTCCGGATATGGCCACTCGTCCTCCAACCGCTCTTGCAGATTCACACCCAACGACTTGATGTTGATGACGACCTCCTGACCGTTTGCCAGCTTTAGAATCGACTGCCCTGTTTGCTGAAACTTTCCAGCATCACTTTTAGTGAGCTTCTTAAGCTCTACTGGTTTGTTGCTCATCATGTTCCCTCCTTATGAAATTGTTCTGGAATTCGAGATTATCGTTACGTCCTGTGTAGCCGCATCTCCGCGGTTGTAGGTGTCTGATGGACTCTGAAAGCGGCAGTTGGAATATGTTTCCGTCGCTCCTGAACCGCCGTTTTGATTTGAATGCGTGATGGTAAGGGTGAAGTCGTCGTCTGAGTCGAAACTTTTTTGGACGTTCCAGTCAACCGGCATATGTCGAATCCGAATCGTGTACGATTTCGATTGACGTTCGCTGTATTCCGTTCCGGCTTCAACGTCCTGATAGTCGAATCTCTTCTCGTTAGCTGTTATGACCACGTTGTCAACGAAAGAGAAAGCAGGTGTGTTCGTAAGTCCGCTTACGCCAATAGTTGCCTCTGAGATAGTTCTGGTGAATGATGACATATTACTTCACCTGCACTTCTTCAAACGTGACAGTACCCTCGTACAACTCCGCTTCGCCTTCGACCTTTTTAAGTCTGAATTCGTCTTCGGTGAACACACACTCAACAGCCGAGCTGGTTTCGGGAGTGTACAACGTTATCTTGTCTGTTGACTTCGATTGATTGACGTATAACCCTTTCAAAAAGTCGTATAGCGTCTTGTCCGTGATAACTTCGAGAATATGAAACCGAACGTCCTTCCCCGGCAGGTCTTCTCGATACAGTTTGCCGGTCAAAGTGTTTCGATAATACTGCATTCTAGTAGGCTTATCGTAAGGCTCGTAGTTGATTACGTCGTACAGAGTTTTGCCGTTTATTAAAAACATTAGCCCACCTCCTTTGTTGCACAAACTATGTCTAGCGTTTCCAAAACGCTGTCTTCAAAATTGATGTTTTTTGAAGTGACAACACATTCGCCATACGTTGAAATGACTTCATCGACCGCGTTTGAATCCTCAATAACTATTTCTAGTGGCGCCCTTGATTCAACCAACGTTCCTAAATCACCATCAACATATACTTTGCTTAGTCTTAGCTCAAAGGTTTCAGAAGTGTCTACTCTTGAATATTGACGCGAGCCATAAGCTAACCACTCTTTTGTTTGATACCTATCGTTTCTATCAACGTCTCTAGCAAAATACAGCACTTCTTCTTTGCTAGAAAACAACAACGGAGAATCTTCCGCGCTGTTCCAACACACAAACGGTATTTTGGGAGAAATTGTACCGTTTATATCTCTTTTCCCAAAACTGGAAGCCATTACAACACCTCCCGCTTTTCCTTCAAAATGCCAGAGGCAACATAAAAATCAATATCTTTTTCATTTAGCCAGCCAATTTTCAAGTATTGCCTAATCTTGTTTTTCTTTTCTTTGTATTCGCTCTCCAAAGCCTCTTCAAACAATTTGTCAAAATTCGCATCAACAAATGTATACAAATCTGCTCTATCCTGCATTTCTATGCATACTTCTTCGTATTCATATAAAACATCTTTTGTTGCTTTTTCACTTTCTAATTTCATGCTGTCTGCTACTCTTTCTTTGCTATTGTGTCTCAGGCAAACCGTTCTTTTCCCTTTTTTCAAAGATGAAATTACTATCCTCTTTGGTGGCACGTTAGATTGCGATTTCACTTGCTATCGCCTCCTTTGCGGGTATCAGATACTTTATCTTTAATCTAAAAGAATCACACCATTTCAACCAGCCTTCATAACTTGCTATGCAATTTTCTTTCCTTTTTTTCATTGGTCTCCCTTTTATGATTTCTTTCATTCGTTCTTTAAACTTCTTGGCAGTGGATTTTCTGAGAAGTGTGTAGTTCCCGAAACTTCTGTACCCGAGAAAATCTATTCCCCTGATGAAAGTCGGGAATACTTGCCAGTTGTTTTTCATCTCAAGCCCCAGTCGCTTCTCAAGAAACCATTGAATCTCTTCTCGAAGCCAATGAAGATATTTCTTATTCTTGTGAAGAATTACCATATCATCCATGTAACGAAAATAGTGTTTTATGTTCTTCTTTTCTTTGAGCCAGTGGTCCATAGGAGAAAGATAGAAGTTCCCAAAGTATTGACTTGTAAAGTTCCCAATGGGAATACCCTTGCCTCCCGGAATACTATCGATAATATCTGATAGAAGCCACATCAAATTTGGGTCTTTAAATTTTCTCTCTAAGGCTTCTTTGAGTTTGTCGTGAGGAATCGATTGATAGTATTTCTTCACATCAATCTTCAAGCAATACCTTGTGTTTTCTTTATCCCCTAGGGCTTTTTGCAGTCTCTTTAGCCCAAGATGAATCCCTCTGCCTGGAATTGCAGAATACGTATCGAAGATAAACGACTTAATGAATATGGGTTCTATTACCTGAAGTATGGCCCACTGAACAATTCGGTCTGGATAGTATGGAAGTTTGTGGATTATTCTGGCCTTTTCGCATTCTCTCTTTTCAAACACTTCATATTCTGAGGTAGTGAAGGTCTTGTTCTTTAGAGACTCGTAAATCTGATGCAAATAATAGTATGGATCTGAATCGACCATCTGTACTTCCTTGTAATATCCCTTTCCTTTTCTGGCATTCCTGTGGGCCGTTATCAAGTTGTCAAAATCATAGATTCTTTCATACAGATAACCGTATCTCTTCATACTTCTTTGTATCCTCCTGAGCTTTCGAGCTTTAAGCCTACTAACACAGTCTGTGATGTTTTTATGTTTTGCCAAGAGGCAAGGCCGGCAATTGCCACGCAGTTTCAAATTTCCTCACAGATTTTTTTATACAAAGATGGTGCCTGCTGATATTCCAATTCCGATTCGTGGACGAATTATTCAGATTCCAATAGAAGGGCCTGGTATTCAACGAATTATTCCAACTGCCCCTGACATGGGTGACTGAATCTCATTGCCGGCCATATTTTCAATTACGTATAACGTTCAATCGTTGCGCCTCCGCAAAAACCGCTACGGCGCAATGTAAAGAAGGCGCCCGCTGATAGCCCAATACCGATACGCGGACGAAATACTCAGAGCCCAACAGAAGGGCCCGGCACCCAACGAACTATCCCAACCGCCCCCGACAAGGGCGACCCTGTTTCCAGAGGCTTGATAATAATAATCGCAGAAATATGTCGAGTTACTTCCTGCGGCTTCAGCCGGCAAAAAGCCGTAGTCAAAGTCTTCAGTTATATGGATTTTCGAGACATATCCATTTGCGGCGGGCAGAAGGATTCCAAGCCTATGGTATGGATCCACAAAAGTATTGTGAACGAAGCCATGGTCAGCTACATACGGGTCGTTGTTTGTCTTTATATTCAGACCATCCACCCATTGCCATACATTGCCCCAAAAATTTTCTATGCCCCTGAAAGACATTGCGTGTACACCATCGGTTGTAATTCCATATGAGCCGTTCCCTGTCGTTTCTCCTGTCTGGTGAGCGTTAAAGGCTGCAGAACTTTCGCCGACTACACCTCGACCAAGTATGGCCTGGCCGTTGAGACTTCCAAACTCGACTATAAACAACATTTGCAGGGCCGAAACGGTTAAAAAGTCCCACTGTTCCCAACCCGAACCCCTGTTTCTGGCCATTGTTCTGAAGTCGTAGATATATTGTTTTGTAAGGGGATATCGACCAGCAATAGAGGCCAATTTATCGCCTGTTGTCGCGTTTACATCTGGCGGGGTTCCGGATGGTGTAGCGTCTACATCTCCAGAGAGATAGTAGTCGGCATATGCTCCGGCGCTTACATCGTAGAACGAAGCTTGGAAAGCCCCGACGTATATTTTTTCTTTGACTACACCATTTCTAATAAAAGCAGGATGCAACTTATAACTTGGCCTGTATATTGGAGAAATTAACCAGTAATATTTGTCGCCAACCACTCTAGTTTTATACCAAAACATAGGTATTTCTACCATTACTTGCCCGTCCGAACCATCTTCTGCATAATCAACGTCCCCATAATAATGGTTGACCATTCCGTTATCTGCTAAAGTACAGCGTTTTATGTTTTTCCACGGTAAAATATCATCAAAAGCGCTCGCCATTTATTTCACCTCACTAATTGAACCCTGAGATTTTTCTCTATCCAAAACAGGAAGAAATTGCGTCGAATCCCACGAAACACCATATGCTGGTTGTTTGCTTGCTTTTAACATCTTTAGCACCTCTTTTAATAAAGCGAAGAGGGCGCGTAGCCCTCTTCTTATGAATCCGCAGCTTCTGTTATCTCGCCAAGTATAAGGCCTTCCGCACTGAGTGTGTTAGCTTCGTCTCCTTCTGCGAACTGAATGCTTCCGGGATTGAACCAGACTTTTGTTATAGTGTACTTCTCGCCTTTTGTGCCAGCGTCTATGTCCGCGTAAATCTGGTACTCGATGTCCACGGTCTTGTAGAAGCTCGGAATGTTGCTGTCGCTTGCAGCCGTAGAAGTCCAAGCCTGCGAATCGACCGTGCCACAAAGGAGGGCTTGTTTCGCATTTCTGTCGCAATACTTGAACGAGAAGCTGACCGTTCCCTCGGCCTCGAACTCGTCGCCTTTCTTGTAGTGACTTCTCGCGCCCTGATTGTCACGTATAAGGATTGGTCGGCTGTTGCTGTGCGGTACTATTCTCAAGTCGCCTTCCGAGAAATTGACCGTGAAAGTCTTTGCTGTCGGGGATGTGCCGTCTTTGATAGTTAAAACACCATCTCGTTTGTTTTTTACAATCGTGCTTATCGCCATTGTTTATTCCTCCAAACAAAAACCGCCCCTGAAGGCGGTTTGGTATTTGTGTTAGTTTATTCTTCCTCTGGTGGTTCTTCCGGCGGTGCCTCTTCTTCCTCCACCGCCTGAATATAGCTGACTACGATAGTCCAGACTCCATGCCGCCAGTCTGTTTGCTCTACCAGATTCCAGTTTCTCTCTCGAATCTCGATTGCCGTCCCGTCTCCGAGCGTGAGTCTGTTATACTTCACAAGCTCGTTGAACACATCGTCTTTCACTTCATCAAGCGCATATACACCAGACCTTGCATAACAGTCTATATCGACTATCTGGCGCATCCGTTTGCCACGCTTGTTACCTGTCTGGTCACCGCTTGCATAGTCGTCAGCAAATTCGCTTCCATAATAGACTTTGATGTAGGACGAAAGGCTTGTAGTATCAAGCCCTTGCCCGAAGTCAATTGAATATTTGGTGCCTAAATTCGTATTGATATAGCTGTTGAGATATTGTTTAAGCGACTTCATCTCATCAGCTCCCCAAACTTTTTGACAAGCCTTCGGTTGAATGCGCCCCGGGCATATTCAAGGCCGTTTGTTAGCGGTTTGTGCTTGATTCGGTGCTTGTTGCAGTAGTTGAACTCAACGCTTGGCGCGTATTCGACGTTTGTGAACTCTTTGCCTTCAAGATGTTCTGGTGTGGCTTTTTTTGTAGTCCATGACTGTTGTAATCTGCCAGTTTCTACTGGAGTCAGTTCTACCGTTTTTTGGTCTATATCAATTAGTGTCTCATTTATTACGTCAGCTCCAACCTTCTTTGCATCATTTCCTAACTTTTTTAATGCCTGTTCCCACGCCTTCTGAGACTGTGCGTCTATCGTGAGTGTTAAACCGTCTCTACTCATTCTCTCGCACCTCCCATATCTGGAAGCCCTCGCGCTTTACAACCTTTTTTATAATGTAATCAACGCCTTTGTATCTCAGATAATCTACGTTGACAATCGGGCTGCCGTCATAGGAAGTATAAACCTTATACGACCCCTCCTGAAAACCAAGCTGCATATCCTCCCCTTCGAGCGCCGTCATCCTTAGCCGTATGGATGTAGTCGTCTCGGTGGTCATTTCGCCTTCTATCGGGTCGAATACGATGGTCTTCTTTACGAAGTAGCCGTCTTCACCCTTCCACCAGAGAACGTTTATCATAGCTCTACACCCCTGGCGCTGCGGATGCTTCGAGAATACGCCAGCAGACTTGCTTTGTCGAACTGTTCCGAAAGCCCGGTGTCCGAGTAGCTGTTCCAGCGCCTTATATCTGTCGCTATCATTTCCAACCCATCAGCCTTTACGTCGTTCCAGTGTATAATCTTGCATTCCATAAATACTGGATAGTCGGGTGTGGCGGTAAGGGTTGCGGTCCCGTCTTCGTAGTCTATCGTTGCATCGTATTCGGTCTGGTATTCGACATAGATTACCGCCTCATAAGAGCTGTCGAGCATCCTATAAGGTATCTGCCAGACGGTCTTAGCGAGATTTTTTGGCGCGGCTGGAACTACCTTTAGTTCGCTGTTTTGGCTTATTAGCTGCTCTAGTTCGCTGTCGCTGAATATCTGGTTCGAGCTGTCCGTGTCGTTCAGTATCATTCTCGCGTATGCTAGGTTCGTCATCGTCTATCGCCTCCAAGAAGGAGTAGTCCGGGTCATTTGGAAGATTCACGATACCGTCTCTCGCTTTGTATGTTCTTCCTTCCACAATGACAAACCGGGAATCGTTCTTTACCCTGAATTTCATTTAATCACTCCCCAAAGGAAGGAGGGGCAAAGCCCCTCCGTTATTCATCCGTCTGAATTATTACTTTGTACTTGCACCGGTAAGTGGTTTCTGAGTTCGTGATAGTGAATGCATAGTTGGTAGTCGAATACGGCACATAATGGCCAAGTACCAGGTCAGATGCTACCAGCCTGTCTTGAGCTGACTTATAGATAATGTAAACATCGTTGAAGGTATAGGAGACCACAAAGTCGTTGGAGCTTGTCTGTCTCGCGAAGGTGAACTCTATAAGGTCATTGGTGTTTGCCGAGGTTCCTGTATAAGTTATGACAATTCCGCCGTAAGTTGTGCTGGTGGAGTTGGTCGCGACCTTTGTACCGTTCCAGTAGATGTCCCAAGTTACCGTGTCAGTAGCCGTCACGTCCAGCTTTAGCGTTCCTGCCATATTGTCGTCATCAGGAACGGTCGTTACGGTGTACTTGGCTTCAGTATCGGTCGTGAGTGTCGAGTCTGTCGTAGTGTGGGTTAGAACTCCGATTGCAGTTACCCATATTTCGTCCAGCTTGAAATAGTTTGTGCTGGAACCCTGGATAAGAGGGTTAAGGTCGGTGAACGTCAGGGTAGTCGAACCTGTGGCGGCCACTACTCCGGAATTAACCGAGTGGAAAGCAGGGAACGCAAACGCGAACCCTGCCACTATAACAATCAAAAGTGCCGTCAATAGCTTTTTCATTTCATCACCTCATCAAGGGATTGTGAATTTCCCGGCGATGGCGGACTGCTTGAACTCAAGAGTGTATTCTCCAATTATCTGGCCTCTCACGTTGTCTCCAGTCTTGGCAAGCTCTTCATAGAAGGCCGCCCTTCCTCTGAGCGGTTTCACGGCAACCTGTGCGGGGTTGAACACAAGTATCTGCCCGGCAGGCATATGCGGCACTATATGGAGATTCACGGCACCGTACTGCGAAAGGTACTGGGTCGCGAGCCTTCCAACAACGTTGTCGGCTCTCTGGTACACGAGCTTGTCGGCCGTGAGTCCGAGGAAGTTGTCCATCATGGTCGGGTTCATCCACGCGTCAGAGACGGAGCCTCCGGCATCGACTATGCTCTTGAAAAACGCTTTGAGGTTTGTCTCGGAGAAAGCCGCGCTGGATGTTATCCCGTTGGCCGAGATGAAGTAGTCGATTCCACCCATGACTCTGGGCGTGAGGTTGTTGGCCGGAGCCACCCTGATTCCGTTGATAACGGACTTCTCAAGCCAGATTCTCATTCTTGCGAGTTTCTTTGCGACTTCATCTGCGAATATGTCTTCATTGACGTACTGGTCGACTGCAAGCTGAGTTCCGGAGAACTTTATGTAGTCCTGCCATATCTGGGTCATGTTGTATCTCGTGACTTTCTCGGTGTAGTCGGCATCGGTGTAGTCTGCGCCTTCAAGTCCAGCCTGTCCGAGAACCTCGACTGTATCACCGTCGCTATGGTCTGCGTCGCCATCGAGAATCGCTATGGTCACGATTTCGGTGTCGGTGTCAACTGCGGTGGCCCTGTAAACGCTGCTGCCGATTCTGAGG